ATTGTAGAGAAAATACAAGAATTTATTGAATTTTTGGAATCAATAGAAGATGATTCTGTTGGTGAAGACGAAGGTGAAGACGAAGGCGAAGGTGAAGACGAAAGTGAAGGAGAAGGTGATGAAGGAGAAACTCAAGGTGCTGATGTCATCAAGACCTATCCAACTTTGATTAAAAATCTTAAATCACTGAGTTTAATATTGAGTCAATACCAAAAAAATAAGTCTCAACGTGGTGTTGAGACTGTCGCTACTGACGAATTTGAAAATATTTTCTATATTACTAAGCCTAACGATACTATTGAATCAATTCAAAAATTATCTGAAAATAAGTTTAAATGGGATGCGGATAAAATATGGAATAAAAATTTGAAAGTTTTGGCTTCATATGATGAGAAGATGAAAAAAAATCCAAAACTATTCGGAGGCAACAAATTTAAAATGCCACTGGCGAAGGATTTGAAGATTTTTCTTGGTAAGGGAAAAAAAGAAAAGGGTGTCCTCAAAGAGGTGACAGAGTCCTACATCTTTGAAGAAACAGCTTTAAAGCCGGGTCAGCTTGGAGTTGGTGGATCTGAGAAAAGGGGTGAAATAAAGTCTGGTGAGAGCCATGCTACTCAAGCATTTAATAAATTAAAGAAGGACTTAGATGTTATGGTTTCTTCTAAAGAAAAAGGTATTGGTATTGATAGTAAATTTTTAAATGAGATTGTTTCTAAATCAAATGATACTAAAAATAAAAATTATATCTATTCATTATATCGAGAAGTTCAAAGATATCTGATTGGTGATAAAAAAGCTACTTTGCAAGAAAGAGAGCCGCTTTATAAAAAAGAGTCAATTGAAATTATAGCTGATTCAAAAAAAATGCCGATTGTTGCTGAAAAGATCGCTCGTTTTACAAAAAGAGCAATGCAATTCGATGGTGAAAATTTGTATGGTAGTTTAGGAGATATCGGTAAGCCACTTCAAGATTATGTTGAGTCGATGAAATCAATTTTGAAACTAAACTTGAAAGTCAAATCTCAGGAAAAATCCGAAAAACCTATAGAAGCGCAAAATGCGTCTTTCGTTTCATCTTATAATAAATTTTTGTCACTAATTTTAGAGAAGGTAAGTCCTGATGAAATCAAAACAAAGTTTGATGAAATATTTACTGAAGAAATCAAGACAAAATTGTGTCCGGACGCAGACAAGATAGAGGAATATAAAAAGACTGGAACACTACCTGGTGGTACTTATGTGATTAGAGATACTGATCCAATTATATCAATAATAAGACTATTTCAAAGGGCTTATAGACTCCACACTCCTGGTCAAATTCCATCGGGTAGAAAGGGTGGTAAAGTTTCTGTCTCTGTTTTCAATGAGTATGAGTATATGGGTAGTGGTGGTGGTGGAAGCGCTGATTCTCCTGGTGGAGGTCCTTATAGAAATATAAGATTATTTGATCAATGGAGTGCGGCCTGCAGTGCTATTTTAGCAGACGCTAAGTACCGACCTCTATTTTCGGATAACACTGTTTTTGAATTTGAAACAAAAGAGCAAAATAAGGCTGGAATAGGTAAGGGAGATAAAATCAAAAAGGGAGGTAAAATGTTTTTAAGATTTTTCAATAAACTGAATGATAATGAAATGTATCGAGGTGGCACTGGAGGTAGCCCACTTTATCAGTTTTACGAGGAGTATTTTGGTTTAACATTGAAAGAGGATGACGTCGCTCCAACAAGTCAAGAAAAAAAACAACTTATGATCAATACAGAAGTTTCTGGACAGATCAAAACATCAACTTGTGAATGGGTCAATATCAAAGATTCTGGAATTGAACAAGAAGATTTGGCCTTACTCTTTGATTCTCCTGATTATGAAAACTATGAAAAACTTGGTATTCGATTCAAAGTTAAAACAGATGAGGGTGACAGGACTTATTTTGCATGTGTTGATAAATTTTTGACAAATAAAACACCCAAAAGAGCTGTGATAATATTTTCAACCGCCGGATATCCGTTTAATATGACTAGTATCAAGCTACCACAGCCAAATGTTCTTCCAACAAAAAATGTATATTATGGCATAATAGAAAAACCATTTATTGTTGGTAAAGAATGTAAAATAAAATACATGAATATTGAGGATGGTGGTAATGAAGGTAAGGCGCTTCTTACTTTAGATAAAAAAATTACAGAAATAAAAATATTAGTAGATTCAAAGGACAAAAAGCCATGTCTTGATATGAATACCAGATTTGTTGGTGAATTCGCTAGTCTCGAAGATAAAAAGAAAAAAGCAGAGCCAGCATTATTGAAAGCTTGATATCAAACGGTTGAGATTATAAAAAAATTATAAATGTTCTCAATCTTGTTGATTTTTGTTTTGATTATTTAATATATAACACATGAAATATCTAAAAAATTGGCTAATATTTGAGGCTGATGAAATTGGTAGTGATGATGTGCAAGAAGTTTCGCCGGATCAAAATTTGGAGAAAGATACGATTAATACACAAAAAGATGCTTTAAAAAAAGTTAGTAGTGATTTAAAAGAATTTATTCAGAAGCGTCAGGTTGTTGATGATGTTTTCAAAAATGCGACCGATGATAAAGATTTGAGACAAAAACTACAAAATTCAGTCTATAAGAATAAACCACAAGATCAAGGTCGTAATACTTATTTACAAGAATATGAGTATGTTATGAGAATGACGCGTCGTGTTAATAAGATAAAAAAGAGTTTACGAAATGATGACCTTAAGAAAAAAGATGTTCAACATACAATTTCAGATTTGAAAGCAAGTTTATCCGAAGTTTCTGATAAAGAAGATATTATAGATTTACAATCAAAGATTAAGAAAAATAGCGATTATCTAAAAAAGATTGATGATAACATCAATAAGAATAAAAGACAACTAGCTTTAGATCAAACAAATTATCAAAAAAGAAAAAGAGATTTTGAGACTGAAATGAAAGAAGAACAAAAGAGAATACAAAATATTTCTAAGTGAATATAAAAATAGAAAAAAATGACTTTTTTCTATTAATATATAATACATAAAAAATAAAAAAAAAATAAGTAATATGGCAATTCAAATCGGTAAATACAAAAGACCAGGAATCTTCATAGAAGAAATTGATAAGTCGATTATCACTAGTCCGCCGGTTACTGGACCTATTCCGAACCTAATCATGGGTTTTTCAAGAAAAGGACCAGTTAACTCAGCAGTTTTAATCACTAATCTAAGTGATCTTGAAACGGTTTTTGGTTCTTTGGACAGACAACTTGAGAGAAAAGGTTCTTATTTCCATAGAACAATTTCTAAAATGTTAGAGGCTGGTCCAGTTTTCGCTGTTAACCTCTTAGTAACTGATGATAATCTGGATACAGTTGAGTATCAATCTGTATCCACTACTACTCAGTATAAAAATGATATTGAAAGAATAGATTCTTTCCGTAAGTTCTTCGATACTACTGGTTTCTGGAAAAGAGATACCGAGACATTCATCGACCTTACAGTGGGTAACCCAAATTACAGTCAAAGACTTTTGAACTTAGTTAACCTTGGTGATAGATACATCAGTGTGTTTATTGTTAAGTCTCAAGTTTCTGGTTTCGATAGAGCTCTATTGGAATGGTATGGTTCTATTGAAAAATTACCACCTTATGTTTATCCTACCGATTTGGCTTCTGACTATTTAGTTGATGTAGTCGTTGTTGGTGGGGATTGGTCTAATTACGCATCTCTTTCAGAAGATCCAAGATGGCAACAATACTTTGCAGCTACTGGTCTTAAAAAGACAGAAATTAGAAATTTCGCTAATGATAGAAACATTACAACATTGGCTTATTATGAGGGTGTGTCGTTAATTCCTTATTTTAGAGATTTGAATGGTAGAAATGTTTTCATAGAAACAGTTATTAACAGAGATACAGATAGAACTGGTCTTTTCTGTGCATATAACAACAATTTAGTAGAAGGTGATTACCCAACAGGTAAAATGGACTTGATTGGTAATAGTTTGGTAAGTGATAATTTACTTTCGAATCCACCTTCACTAACTGAAACATATTATCAATCTTTAGATAAAAATGACACAAGAGAAGATGGTGAAATTAGAGTTAATTTCCTTTCTTATAATCAACAAATTACTGAAACTGTTAGTTTCACTAATCGTGTTTTAGATAGAGCTGGTAATGTGACCGCGATCTTTGGTACTAACTCATCAATCAAATCTAGATCAGGGTCTTTAAATCCAGCTGGTACTTTTACTCACTCATTCAATGATGATGGTTCGGTATTTGGTGGTGTTGTTTCTGGTCCAAATGATGATACTAACTTATCGTATGTTGCATATCCAAACAGAACTTACTGGTTCACTGAAGGATATGTTAATGACTTATACCGAGTTGGTGGTTTAACAGTGACAACACAAAGTGTTAGTTTGAATTACCGTGTTAATCCTACTTCTGATAATGGTTATGCGGTTATTGGTGGAAATCGTGTTGGTTTGTCTGGTACATATTCAATTTCTCTATCTAATTTAGATTATCCACAAATTAAAACGGCATCGGGAACTCAGTCATACAATATAGCTTTTGTATTGACATCTAATGGTACGATCGATGCTAAGAAAACTAACGCGCAGGTTACAAAACCAAGAGTATCAGCTACTGATATAGTACTTGGTTGGGGTACTGTTAGTGTCTATGGTGGTAACTTCGTAACATTCTCTGGAGCTTATGCTGCTACACTACAAGATGTGACAGTCGGACTAACAACAAGTACATCTGGTGGAGGTTCTGATGCTTATATACCTTTGGTATATGGTGTTGATTATCAATTCTCGACACAATCAACTCCAGCTCTTCCATTAGGTACTGGTGATTTCAAGGTAGAATTCTTGAATACTAATAGCACACCAGATCTTACTAATTATGAGCAATATAGAAGAATTAAACTTTTCAATAATGTTTTGACCTACGTTAATTCTTCTAACACTTCAAGAGGATTGATGTTGTTGGATCCACAAGGTACTACTACTAAAAAATCACTCGCTGAAGTCAGATTCAGCTCATTCGAGACTGGAACTACGGTAAATAAATCTTTTGCAGTTTCTACGGGACTTTCAGCTTCTGATATTTCTTCGATACTGTCAAGTGGGGAATTAGTTTTCTATAAATTAGATGATGAGTTCTTGATTGACTTCGCTGGTTTTGAGACTAAAAATACATTACCAGCTTTAATACCTGGTTCAACTCAATCTATGGGTGTTGTTGGTAAATTCTCTTCATTCTATACTCAGTTTGATCAAGGAAATATTTCTACTGGAGATGCGTTCTTCCAAAATAATATCTACGACAATGTTGAAGTTCAATTTGTACCAGGTGCTGGGGTTACAGCTTCATTGGCTGGTTACAACTACATCATTTTCAAAGTGGATCAGACTAAAACTTATCAGGCAAACAATGACCTATTCTTCGCTGAAATTAATGACTTAATTGGTTCGGAAGCTGTTGATGAGTTCTCAACAGATGTAGAAGGATACAAATTCTTAATCGGTGGCCTTTTGAATGATGGAGTATTTACTACAGTTTATGACAGAGGTCTTTCTCCACAGAATTCATTAACTTCTCCTGATGGAGCAGATGGTGATGGTACTTTGGCAGCAGGTAGAGCTTATTTATTATACAATTATAGTAATGGCGTAATTGATTCTTTGAATACAAATACGTTTAGCTATTACGCTTATGAAATAGTAGAGGATGTTGTTGAAGAGACAGTTGAAATAAGTAGATTATATGGATATAGTCAGACACAAAATGATAATGAACTTGCTGACAAGCCTTTATACTTAGCTCCATACACTAAGACTAATGGTGATCTTGTTGTGAATTTTGTTGATTTTAGTTTAGCAACTCAGTCATATTTAGGTACATTAGCATCTGGAAATTCAGCATTGGCGACAAATGGTACTATATTTGTTAAATCTCAGGTAGGTAACTTTAAACAAACTATTGAGATCGAAAGTCCAACTGGTTGGGTTGAGAAACCGAATGTAATCTTAATAAGAAGAGCTAGATATGGTGAAGTGAGAGTAGGTGACTATTTAGAAGCAAGCTACGACGCGACAATATTAAGAGCTGATGAAATGCCTAAGAAGTTGACTCGTATTCTATCTAAGAAACTTTGGGTAGGTGATGGTAATTATGTTGAGATTGCAACAGACGCTCCGATTAAAGTCAGAACTTTCGGTACTGATAGACAAACTATGAGATATACGAAGATTGATGATTTAGTGGATACATACCAAGCTATTTCACTGAAAGGATTTAGACTACGTGATGCTCAAATGCCAGATGGTACAGATACTAGACAGAATACTATTCTGGATGTTGTGAAAAAAGGTACAAACCTTTACAAGGCACTCATCAATAAAGAGGCTTTTGACTTCAGATATTTGATTGACTCATTTGGTTTAGGTCTTACTTCAGATTCTAAGCAGAACTTAGTAGATTTGATTGGTGATAGATTAGACGCATTTGGTATCTTGAATATGCCATCACTGAGACAATTCAAAAACTCTGTGAATCCATCATTCAAAGATAGTTTAGGAAATGTTCAAATGGAGTATGTTGCTCTTGGTGGTAATCCAAACAGTAATCCTAATTTCTTGTACTCATTCGGTAAAGGAAAAGGTGTGACTTCAGTTGGTTACTTCCTACCATATGTTCAAGTTGATGACTTTGGAAGAATTATTGAAATTCCACCATCCGCTTACGTTGGTCTGACATTTATGAGAAAACACACAAGCACATCGACAAGTATTACACCTTGGACTATCGCGGCGGGTGTTAATAATGGTCGTATCGAGGGTATCCTTGATCTTGAGCAAATATTCTCTTATTCAGATCTTGAATTCTTAAATCAAGCTCAAATGAATCCATTAACATTCAAGAGAAATAGAGGATTTGTTATCGAAACTGAAAACACAGCTCAAGTTCTTGTAAAATCAGCTTTATCTTTAATTCACGTTAGAGAGGTCTTGATTGAGCTAGAAAGAGAGTTATCAAGAATGTTACTTGACTTCCAGTGGACATTTAATACTCCAGAAATTAGAGCAGCTATTAAGTTACAGGCTGACGTTATCTGTGAGAAATATGTTGCACAAGGTGGTTTATTCAACTACTTCAATAAGATTGATGAAGAAAATAATACACTTGAAATCATAGATAATCAGATTGGTGTGATCGACACTTATGTCGAGCCAATCAAGGGTATGGGTATCATCGTAAATAACATCACAATTCTTAGAACTGGTGCTATTTCAGCAGGTGGTTTCATCAACTCATAATCGATTTAATACTACTGAAAAATCCAGGTATGATTTTATACCTGGATTTTTTTTTAGTACTTTTACATAAAAAAATCCTCAATTTCTTGAGGATTTTTTGTTATTGACCAAAGTTCGGAATATTTCCTAAACTTGAGTTAAAATTATTCATTATGTTACCTGGATTAAAGTTACCAAGTCCTGTGGATTTTGCCTGTTGTGACTCTTCAGCTTTTCGTTGTTGTTCTTCTTCATCTGCGAGTTCATTTACAATTTTAATGTTTTCTTCTAATAGCCAGAATGGCCATTCATCGATGCAAAATTCATTAACGTGATAATGTTTTTGGAGAAGTAGTTTATTCTTTAATAAAGGCTTCAAAGGCATCATGAATAACGAAAATACCTGACGCTCCGTTGGGAAATTGCATTTCAGCACGGACCTCCACTCCGCAAGCAGTACAATCCTTTTTTAACTCTTTGACACCGAAAGTCATTTTGGAAACAGCCGCATTTAAAAATTGAAAAGATATATCATCCATCTGTTCAAATTCGGACAATTTCGATTTTATTCCTTCGTAAGTGATACTATTTCTACCACCGAGCAGGAACGGAATAATTTTCAAAAATGAAAGATTTGGTTGTTTTCCTTCATTATTTTCCTTGACAATGTATTCAGTGAATGCTTTTTGAATACCAATATTTGGTGGTGTAAGTTCGAATTGTTTATTATTGATGGTTTTAAAAACAAAAGAATTGGTTCCACGGTTGAAATATTTCATTACTTTTTCATCAAATTCATGATAAACAAAATATTTTCGAGTCAGTGGTAATTGATTTGATTCACTGCAGACGCCACATTTAGAGGTCACTGCTAATTCACTTCCTTGTTGAAATGTTAATTCTCTGATTGTGAAGACAAGGTAAAGTCTGTCTTGGTCTTTTACATCTAAGTATGATGCAATTTTACCATCGGGATATTTAACTCTAACACACGCTGAAAGCATATCATTCATTTTTTCAACAATGTCGTAGAAATTGTTGTCATCAACCATTGAGTAGGCTTGAATTTCTCTAACTGTTGCCGGTCTAACCATAAAGAGTGTTCCTGCTGGATAGAATTGACCACAAGGTAATTCTTTAACATCGAAGTTGAAATATTGTAGATCTGATGCTTTTGAGTTATCTTTTTGAACTACTTCAACAGTTGGTGTGGTTATATTTTGATTAGATTTATTTTTTGATTCCTGTTGTTCTAAGTGTTGTCTCAGGAAATCTTCTTCTGACATTTCTTGATTTGTCATAAATGATATTATTTTTTTTATATATAGTTATATACCTTGTTTCCTATTAGGTTTTTTATATTATTTAAAATTATTAATTTTTTTTTTAAATAAAATGCTAAATTATGAATAGAGACATGTTTTCTAAAAATATATAACTTATAATTGGTAAAACAATTACACAAAAAAAAATATAAATAGTTATGCCATTACCACATTTTACACAACTTGTCGTAGCAGGTGCTCCGGGTGGTCCTGGAACAACCCCTCAAGAACCGGTATACACTAATCTCTTTGAGGTGACGTTTGTACTTCCTACGATTTTGCAAGCACAAGGCCGAGATCCAATTATCTTCCTTCAGCAAGCACTCTCAATTGATTTGGGTACTACTAACAAAGCGATTGCTTCTTCAGTTCAGCGCTGGAAGTATTCTACTCGTACTTTCTTAAACGCAGGTCCCCCTGAGACACACATCGACTCTCTTCAGGTTAAATTTAACGTTAACGTGAATAATCAAGGTTCGATGGAAACTTGGGCTGGTTTAAGAGCTTGGTACGATCTTGGTTGGAATTCTCAAAACGGTTATTTACATTACAAGGCTGATACAATCGGTACTTTGATTGTAAATCAACATGACAAAAAAGGACTCGTTTTAAGACGGGTTACTTTCCAAAACTGTCAATTAAAATCTGTGACTGGTCCATCATTGGATTATTCTGGTCAGGGCATCTTAGCAGATGTAACTGCAGATTTTATGTGTGACTACTGGGTTGATGAGTACATCGATGGGGATTTTACAATTCAGCCACCATTTGTTGCTGGGTATTAATCTTAAAAAATCATTTGAAAAGACCGATAAGTTTTTATCGGTCTTTTTTTTGGGAAGTATTTTAGATTCTGGAACAGACTCAGAGTTCATTGAAAGATGTGATTACTATAAAGAGTTGGTCAAAAATCAAATGATAGATAAATAAGGAGTTAGTAATATTTTAATTTATGACTTTTTATTATTTTTTCATATAATCATATATGAGTAAAATATTTTTAATTGGTGATTCCCACATAGGCCTCGGGTATCCAAATTCCGTAGAAAAATGGCACAAAGTTCATAGACAATATTTTTCAGAATTTTTAATTCCTCTTCTTAAGAAAGAAGTCGGTCCTAATGATATAATAGTTCATTTAGGTGATCTTTTTGATAATAGAAACGTAATTCCAATTAATCTCTTAAATTACGGTATGGATATCGTAGAGGAAATTTCCTCAATTGCACCACTTCATATCATTGTTGGTAATCATGATTTGTGGTCTAAAAGCGCATCAGAAATTAATTCAGTTAGACCTTTCAGATACATTCCTAATGTCAAAATCTATGATAAGACTTCAATTTTAGAATATAACGGTCTTAAAATTCTTATGATGCCTTTTATAGAAAGTAGATTAGAACAGATCAAAGTAATTAATGAGAATAAAGACTGTGATTATCTTTTTTGTCACTCAGATCTAAATGGTTGTAAAATGCATTTAACATCGGTAGCTCATAAAAATTCCGATAAAATTGACATTGAGGATTTTAAGCCATTTAAGAAGGTCAGATCTGGTCATATTCACTTAGTCCAGACTAATAATAATTTTACATTTGTTGGTTCTATTTTTCAAATGGATCGAAATGATTTAGGTGACCAAAAAGGAATTTTTGTAATTGATACTATTGACCATTCTGAGGAATTTTTCCCAAATACAGTATCTCCCGTTTTCAAGAAGTTTTCTGTAAAGGATGAGACAGATATAGACCAATTAGACTTGATAAAAGAAACAAAAGATTATATTGATTTGACTATATCTAATAGTTTATTAGTAAGTAATCGTAAACTTCGTAGAAAGTTAGAAACCCTTTTAGAGGTAGGTAATTTCGCCTCAGTTGAGTATTTAGACGACTTAGTTAAGACAGAAAAAGAAAAGAAAGAAAAGGAATTAACAGAAGAAGAACTAAAGATTTCAATACAATTAGAATACGAAGATTTTATTAAAAACTACATTGAGACTCAAAAGTATGAGAATGATAAATTCAAAGGTGGAATTTTAGGTGAGTTTTCAGAAATTATACGTATTTATAATGATAATTACAAAAATAAAGTAGAATCTTAAATTAATTTCCTTAATTTTATTTTTAAATCACCAGTTCCTTTTATTATTCTGTGATAAACACCTTTTGGTATAAATATTTTACCTTCTATATTAATTGGTAGTTTGTCGTCTATTTGGAATTTCCAATCAGTTTCTTCAATTGATTCTATTATTCTATCCTCAAAATCACGATGCCAATATAAATCTCCAGAATCAACATCTTGATAGAATGTTCTGATGAAAGTATTTTCGGAAATTTTTTCTTCTTTAAAGGGTAGCATAATTTATTTCCGAAAGTTTATGTAGTGATCTTTTGGTTGTTCAAGATCTGGTTGTAATCTGTAATTCGTTGTAAGTTCTTCACCCTTTTTGATGTCTCTCGATGCGACAAGATATCTTTTGTTTTTAATAATAATATTATGACAGTTAGGATATTCTTGGTGGTTATGTAGTCTTCCGAGTTCTGTGAATTCATAGTCAGAACCAAGTTTGAGTATTTTGTGTAATTGTCCTATAATTTCACCACTGCTCAAGTTTTTTTGGGCAAAAACTCCAAGTCCATCTATTTCACTATTGGATACGTAGTACTTTTTTTCAAACACTTCATATTTCAAAATAGTCCTCATAGTTCAAAACAAATAATTAAAATTCTCCTGATTTTATCAGGCATATGTTCAACATCTCTTGAAAGTATATATGTTCCTTTTTCATCTATTATTTCTTCTATTACAATATCATATATAGCATCTGGAAAATCATCATCTATTCTTTTAAAACAAGATTCTAATTCTTTAGAAAAATTATAAATTTCTTGTATATTTTTTGTATAGTCATCAAAAGTTCCAAACTTATTTGAAATCATAGGTTCTTCTAAAAATATATGCCAATTTTTTCCTGATTCCATTTCATCTACAACTACTTCGGCATCATTATCAATAAAGTCACTAAATATAAATGATAAATATTTTTCATCTATCTTATCGGTCGTTGACTCGTTAAATTTTCTAATTTTCATGATTTATATATAAAAATACTCAGGATAATTATTTGATTTTAATCTATATCTCATAATTTGTCTATCTATACCAGAACCTTTAACTGCCTTTGAAATTGATTCATAGATAACTCCATTTATAGAAACTTTTTTTACTTTGATTGGTCCTCTTTCCAATTCTTTATTAGTTATACTTTCTGATAGATACGTCCATGTTATATAAGATTTTGATTGAAGCCTCCATAGGATATAATCATGTGGTTTGTTTAATTTTTTACAGGCATCTGTAACTGATTTATATTCTACCCCATTGATTAAAATTTTTTTCCTTTTAGATTCAAATTTATCAATAAATTTTCCGTTTTTAATGTTAAGATCATTGTCTTTGTATAGATAGTTTTGGAAGTTATATGATTTTAGTCGGTGTTTTATAGTGTTTCTTTCTAAATTAAGAGTTCTTGACGCTAAACTAATTGATTCATATTCCACTCCATCTATAATTATAGTTTTATAGTATTTTTCTTTTAGTGAATTAAAATTTGGATTATTTGACCAAGTATCTCCTCCTGAACCACCATCTGCTATATTGTATAGAGTGAAACCTTTTTCTTTATAATAATTAATCCAGAACTTTTCTTTTATACATAGATCATCATGATCAAGACACACATCGATGATTTCTTTTATGAAGTTTTCTTTTCCATATTTAGCAATGGATTTTTTTATAAAAACACCAGATCCGTAGTAGTTTTTATCACAAGATACATCTTTTCCTATATAGATTTTTTTATTTAGTAAGTTTGTTATTTTGTAAATTTCCATATTCTATATATTACATATAAAATATGAATTTTTACCAATAACCGGGATATGTTTTTCCACCAAATAAATGTCCGAATTTATTCAGTCGGCATGCCCAATATCCTGGTTTAGTTTTATCTTTTTTCAAATGACATTGATGACGAGCTGCAAAAGATTTTCTTGCTTTTGGGTCAGAAACTTTAGCACTTAATCCACCGCTAACATCACCGAAATGAACTACCTTTACTTTTCCGGTTTTTGGATTTTTAACATAGACTTTATATTTCTTTGGTCCTGAGCTCCTTGTTGGATAATTTAATTTAACTTCACGACCTTTATATTCAGCCTCATTTATCTCTTCAATTATTTCAAGTGGTAGATCTAATGGAACTAATTCACCTTCAAAAATCTCAAATCTACCAATATCCGAACCTTCAAAAAGTTCTTGATCGTGTCCGGATAATTCTATTTCACCTTTGTCGTATAATTCTCTGGATTCCTTTAACAATTTAAAATATGAATCTGAACCATATCTAAAAATATTCTCTGTGATTGAAATATTATTATCAAGGTGATATTGTAGATTTTCTGATATGACTGATTCACCGAATCTTTTGATATATTTCATAATTTTTAGAGAATTTTTTAGTATATATTAATTCCTGGCTGAGAATTAAAGTTTTTATATATATTCAAAATAATATTTGATTAGATATAGACCAACATTAGTCGTCTTTAGATTATCACAAAAAGTGGAATAGAAGTAATGATTGACAACTCGCTTATTTTTTTCGATAAAGAAGGTAACCAGCTTAACTTTAGATATGATCAAACTTTACAACGATATACTGGGGATATTCTATTTCCAGAAAATTCAAGTGATACACATAAAACTCAAGCACTTTATATTTTTGAGAGAGTTCCCGCCTTTGAATTTGAAAATCAGACTGATTTAAGTCTGCGTAAGTTTCAGCTCTTCAATGAACACGGTTTTCATTTCTATCAGGGAGCCGATTCGCTAAAAATTGATAGAATCGAATCTGTTAATATAGAATCTGATTATCAGTCTAAATGGATTTTTGCTACCAAAATTGAATCTCGATTTAAGAAGGGTACATTCATACGTTTTAATCAACCAATCTTTGAATTTACAAATCCAAATCAAATCTACATGGTGGTTTTTTCAAAGCCAGGTGCGATTATGATTATTTCATCGATGAAAAATAACGTTTTTCACGAAACCTATTCTGGATTATATCACACTGTGACTAGTGGTAATTACACTATAAGTGGGGTCGATGTTATTGGAGTTTATAATTACGTTGATACAGATTTAAGTGACACACTGTCTAATTGGAATGAACCAACTTTTTATGATAGATTGTATCAATATCGAAAATTAAATATTGTTAATAGTGATAAAAATGATACTTACAAGAAAACTTTAAGATACGATGATACTAATGTAGTTGGTATAACTAATTCCAATTTATTAGATGCTATACATTATGAATACAGTGTATCTAGTTCATCACTACCCACGAATTCTACACTTTTGATTGAGTATATTTCAAAAACTGACCTACCACTTATTTATCAGGGCCCATTAGATTTTGATTCAACTGGAAAATTACTTTTTGGATTCGATGTTCCTGAAATAATACAAGTTCCTGGTTTAGAATTTAAAGTACCAAATTCAGGTCAAAATTCTCAAACTTTTTTAAGAGTATCATCGATTCCTAAATTTGAAAGTATCGTGGAATCGACATATTTTGCCACTGGTAGTCAAGTCTTATTTCAAAATTCGATTTATGAGTGTATAACAGCTTATACGTATTCAATTGGTAGTTTTAGTACTCCAGGTGCTGATTTTGGCGATGTCAATATTGATTTGCCCGATGCTACTGTACCTAATCCATTCTGGACTAAACAGATTACCTATTTACCAATAGAACCATCTAATTCCGGTATTATAATAGATGAATCTATGGTTGGTGCTCAAATTTACTTGACAACAGACCGTTTGATTTTTTCTCAAAGTTTCACAGCGTCTTCATTGGTGACTCTTTCTTACGCTTTTGAAAAATATCAGGAGGAGCTTAAAACTTTAGGAATAGATTTATATCTCAAAAATTTAAGTCTCAAGGCAGATCTAATGTATGCATCGGATTATGCTGCAGTTAATTTTTATTATGATGAATTGTTTGCCACACACAGTATCGGTACAAAAGATTATGTATATGAGAAATGTATAGAAGTTTCTGAAAGATTGAGTCAGGAATATAATTACGATTATTCTGAAAATTATAAGTATAATATAGTTTTCACTGATCTGGATGAGTTTGGATTAATTATTAAGATTAATAAACTAGTCTATTCTGAGAGAATATCGTATGTATATTCTTCTGGTTTGATTGATTTAGAGAGAACTATTGACCGAACTCTAAGAAATTGGCTTACAAGACATTTCTTAAAATTGAACACTCTTGGTATTTTACCAAGTTTATCAACAGTTGGTTTTGCCTCAGTTTATTACAATTGCATAACTCTTAATACTGAATATCCTAATGTTCCTTTAGAATTTGAAGTGCAGGTAGGTTCTACTGCAAATTTTTATATAGAGCATAGTGTTATATCAATATTTGACATAGGTCAATATTTATTACTAACAATTAATGGTCGTGAATATCTTGAAAGGTTTGATACTGATATACCGACAACAGTTGGTAATTGGGTTAATACATGGTCTTCAATTGTTAGTTCGTTTGGGATATTTATCTCACAAGTTGCATCATCTTTAAGAGTTGATGTTAAGAGACAAAGACAGCGTGTCAGTATAATTGTTGATGTTGGCAAAGCTGGGCTTCCTGGTATAGATACCTATAAGGTTCTTGAAAAGATGCAAGGAAATCTTGGGGTTATAATTACCTCAAATGAGATAATACTTGGTACTAGTTCAGGGGATAATTCATTCGAGCAAGAGGGATTCGCAACTGGTCAGGTTATAAGTATAAACGGTACGGTTTATCCACTTCAAAACGTCGAATATAGTTCTCTATATTTGAATCCCGATGTTATTAACCTAAGTTATGAGGGTCCATTCTGGGGTCTGACTAATTCAATATGTAATTCTTCAGCATTTACAACAGTTGCTTTTAATATAGGGTTTGGTCAAACGGCCTGTGATCCTGGTTTCGTTGTTGATCTAACTCGAGGTATGTATAGTGAAGTGGCTTATACTAACGCATTCTCTATTCAATTTCAGACTACCAACGTTTATAATGCAAACAATCTTTCTGGATTGACTGGTATGGTCGATTTGATATATGTGCAGCCTGTAAATTCAATTTATGTACTTGGTGATTATATCAAAATTTATGATTCCTTTTATGCAGCTCAGACTGGTCAAATTATAATTCCTGGCTTAACAAATAGTATTTCTTTGTTATTCAACAGAGTGTCAAACTATCTTTTTGCCTTGAGTCGAAACATGTTATATAAGATTGATCCTTATATAAATCAGTTGATAGCAACTTATTCATTCACGCAAAATGCTCACTCACAAGTAATAAATGATAATAATGGTGATGTTTATGTGTCATTTACGAATTCACCAAAAGTTAATATTTATCAAGTAAATTCCTCGAGTGCGACAATTTTGAACCTGGCTGGTAATACCAGGGATATGGTGTATCATGATTTTGAAGAAGATGTTTATGTTCAGATAACTGACAATATTCTTCGTATAAATGGCGATACTCGAGCACTTTTTTCGACTTATTCAGTTGTTGGAGCTACCGGTCCGATGATATATGATCCGGAAAATGAGGCAGTTTATGTTTTCGGTGGTTCTAATCTTTATAAGTTAGATAACAATTCAACAACATCATTAACATCGATTTCGACTGGTGCATTTAATAATTTGGCATTTAATCCATATACAAGTACAGTAAATACAGTCAATGACACTTTAAATTTTTCTTCAATTAATGTAGATGATGATGTTTTGCAATTTCAAGAATCAGTGTCAGATTATGGTCCTATTGTATTAAATCAGTTTGATGGTGATTTATATTTGGCCGGTATTTCTGGTGGATTCATACTGACAGTTGATGCTACAACTGGATTTACTAAAAATATTGAGTTTGGTGGTAACCCAATAACAAGAATTATTTATAATCCTGATAGAAAAAGTGTTTGGGCAATAAGACCGGCTGATTCTGAAGTTTTAGAAGTCGAAGTTGCAATCTCTTCATTTTTTGAAGTAGAGACTGTTGTTGCGACTGGATCGAATGAGGATTTATATGGTTCTTTAAGTAGTGATTATATAAACAGAGATTATCTTTGGTTAAATGTTAGAGAGTATATAAGAGGTCCTAGAGAAAATTTCAACAATGAGCCTGTGGTAAGTATTTATTTCAAATGGTATTCTGATAACATTCCGCAGTTTTTTATGTATGATTTTAGTGGTGATCTTTTACCAACAACTGGAAGACTTGCATATGTTGGTGATAAGCCACTGCCAAATCCAGTTTTGAATAAGAAACCAAATCTAGATATCAACAAAGTAAAAGATCCGAGTGCTCAACAGACAATCTTTGATATAGTTGAGCATAGTTTGGAATATGTTGATGACAATGAAGACTTTAGTACTACACCTGAGCCAATACAATTATTTTTAGGATATAATTCACCTGATGAGGGTGGTTTAAGGAGTGTTCTTCAAATGTTTAAAAAAGAAAACGTAGATTTCACTATAATACCAACCTCAACAAATTTTGACACAATAACCTTTAATTCTGAGGTTGATATAATTACTGGATCTTTACAAGCCAGAATTGCTTTGGATGAGCAATCAACATCGTTATTTATATATGATGATAACGGCAATAAAAGAGGACTTAAAGAAGGGCAACTTTTGGCTATTTTCATAAAGGATGTTACTAATAATGCAAAACAATATTTATCGCCAAATAATGGATATTTGTTGAAAATTCGTCAGGTTTTTGTTAGAGAAATTATTTGCGATTATTTAAAACCAGATGTTGATTTCTTGACTAATGAGTCAAATGTTGTTTTAAATTACCCTAATATAGGAGATACAACCTATCTTTCCTGTAGATTTGTTGTTTGGGATAAAGAAATCGGAAGGTTTATTGTATATGGTCAGACTGAAATTGAGGATGAAAGATTTAGAATTGAACTAAATAATGTTGGTAAATTAGTATCAACTGATGATATTTATATTTTCAAAGAATATGATATAAAAGAGCAAGGAGTAGATTGGAATTATCTAAATCTTAAGAGAAAAGAGATGTTGATGGTCAAGGACATGATTTACCCTTATATAGGTGCATATAAATCGATAATAAATGCTATCAATTATTTTGGATATAATGATTTAGAATTGTATGAGTATTATCGAAATGTAGATGTTCTTTCTGAAAATTTTGATAAATTGTTCAAGGTTGAAATTCCAGATATATTCGATAATACAGTTGAGGGTTGGACTGAAAAGGATTTTATAAACAATACGTTTCCTAATGATTCCTATATAGATACAAATCTATTTAACTTGACATATAAAATTACTGATAAAGAGGGTAATAATATACTGTTATACACTGTTCAGGAAATTCAAACTAAACTTCAAGGCTTGAAATATTGGTTGCAAAAAAATATAATACCAATAACTCACAAGATACTTGACATAACTGGTAGAGCAGATTTTTCAGGATTGACTACCATCGTTCATCAATCAAGAGATGTTCAAATTGTAAAAATATATCAAAATTTTACTCCGATAATCTTTGATTTGAATGAAGCTTATTTACTTCCAGTCAATAGTGGTTCTACGGTTTATAATTGTGTATTAGATTTCACAGTTAGATCAGGCCTGACCACAAGTCTTTTACCTGATTATTACACTATCGATATTCGAACTTATGAAATTTATCGTGAGTGGTATCCATTTAAAAATTACATGCGTGGTGATAGAGTTACTTATTACGATAAATTATATGAATCTGTTTTAGATAATAATAAAACTAATAATCCAAGAAAATTTGAAAATATAAATGATTGGTTTTTTGAAGGTGTCTATAGTGTGGGTGATATTGTAAAATATGATAATAGATTTTATATTTGGTCTGGACAAGCCGGTGCAAGTTTTTCAAGCTCGGTGCCACTTTTAGACGTTGGCGTTGGTGCTAATTGGTTTGAGGTAACTGAGTGGAGAGAAATAGACCTACACCCAGTTGATAGAATTTCCGAATGGAGACCTATTTCCAATTTAAAACCATTTAATTTCACCGTCGACTCTAATATTACTCCGTATTTGGTGATAGAAGTTACCAGTGATAATGGTTATGGTATGATATATCGAGATAGAAAAAACTTTGAAATTAAGGGTATTCTTGATATTCAAGAGTTAGAGGCAATCTCTAATCTTACGTCTAAGCAATATAGAAAGGCAACTTTACCTGTCGATTATGTTAATGTATATAAAGTTACTAATTTGACTATTACACCTGGATCGATTACCACTCAGATAAGTGACCAAAATGGAAATCCTACTTGGAGAGTTTATTTAAGTAGCTATGGTGAGGTTATCTATCCACATATAGTTCATGAATTTTCATACATCATTGGAAATAGTTCTAGCACAGATTCTTGTTCGTCATTTAGAATTGAAATGTCTGGTGATTTTCCAAATATGAACAGTCCGTATGCTTTAGCAAGTACCGGTACCGCATATTTTTCAGGTAACGATCTTTATTGGAATGGTAATTTAAATCCTCAATCAACGATGACTCTTTCAATTCGAGCAGAGGTGACCGGTGGTGGTAGAGCTTATTATACATCGACTCCGAATACTTTAAATAATCAGGCTTATGTTCCTGTAAATTATTCAGTGATAGCTAAGATGGGTACTGGTTTGAATTATGGAAACTTTGCAACACTAAATGGTTCAATAAATTCAAGACAGTATGTTCTTTATCAAAGAACTAACTCTATATCAGTGGCTAATGGTTGGCCTACTGGTCCTACTCAATCTTTCGCGAGTGGTGGTAATGGTGGTCCGGTAATTCCTGGCATGTCTTGGTCATTCTCTGCAATTTCAATCAGTCATTCATCAGTTGAGATAGTTCAAACTAGAGCAACTTTTAGTAATAATTTTGTTGACGTTGTTGATAACTTAAATAATTTACTTGGGAATTTTGCCTATGTTTATTATCAAGGTAGAGTGACGACAACTTATAGAACTTTCATTTTATTTTCTACTTACTACGATGTCGATTTTGAGACTCGATTCACAGCTTATCGATTCATACCACCGCCTCAGATTTCGCAACAATTTTTCTCAAGTACAAATTTGGAATCTTCTGGTGTGTATCCTGCTGGTGAGTTCTTATTTGGAACTAATTCGACGATTGGTACTACGACAATTACACATTCGTACTATCCGAGTTAAATAACAGCGAAATATATTTGATATGAAGATAATTGGAAAAAAACTTCCATTACCTCTTGAAAGTTTTCAGGATCTTCGGAAAATTGAACATCTAGAACATAACTCACTCGTGCTAGTTCAGGTATATAATCATTTATTTGATCTCTAATTATCTCAATGACTCCGGATTTGGCGATTCTGGTCTCAAAAAGTAACTTTTCTAAGTCACATCCAAAATCTGGGTAACCTAATAATTCACCTTTATTGGTGAATAGAATCATTTCAAGTTTTTGAATAACAACTCGAATCATGTCTTCTTCTAGAATTGCGGTTCTGTTGTATCTTGGATGTCCTTGATAACCTATGTAGAGATCTTTAAAATCTAATTCTGGCATGAATTATATATTAACTTGTCAATATATCCCTTATTTTACCAATTATAGTCATTCCTAAAATTACTGGATCTGTTTGTGATTCTAACTTGTGATTATGTTCAGATATGATATAGTTACACTCAAATAATTTTTCGATTTTTTCGGGCCTGTTTTGAATTACCCAGTCAATAAACCCTCTACTTAAAAATTTAAAAATTAAATCGATTTTTTCAGGACCAAAGTTTGACATTACAAAGTGATAGATCTCTTCATAGGATAAAGATTTTTGAAAAATAATTGAATACAATTCTATTCTTAATTTATCAGAAATATTCTGAGATAGTTCTTGAGTTTTACCAGTTTCTTTGAAGTTTTGAACTTCTACTAAAATTGATCTAAAATCTGGAAATTTTTTATTTATTATTTGAACTAGATTTTCCTTAGGTATAGTGAAATTATCTTCTTTACAAATTTGATTTACAATTTTTTTATAAATTTCTTGTTTTAAAAATTTTTCCTCTGATGAATCTTGTGAGTCAAAATTAATCAAAGTGAATCTTGATTTGATACCATCGGATATTTTATTGACGTGATTTGTAGTTAGTATGAATCTTACATTTTTGTGATAGTGTTCTATAAATGCTTTTAATCCATCTTGGTATTGAGAAGACACTCTTTCAAATTCATCAAGAAATACATATTTGATTGGATCCTCAGTCTCTAACATTGGTTGAGTCTTGCAAAATTTTTCAACTTCATTTCTTAGAGTATCGATTGAGGTGAAAAGTGAGCTATTTAGTTCTAAAAAAGCCTTGTCTTTAGAATATTTTCCAATTAGAATTCTTGCTAGTGTTGTTTTACCTGTGCCGTAATGACCGTGAAAAATGTAGTTTTTGGTGATTCCGTTTTCAAATTGCTCACGAATTCTGGGTAATAAAATTACATCTTGAAGATTTTTTGGCCTCCATTTTTCCCACAACAATAAATTTTTCATTGAATTAAAAAAGTTTTTATATATACTCTCATGATAGGCCAAAAGTTTAACTTTGACGAAGTCTTCTTTAGAGACCTTACTGTCTGTGTTTTAGATACATTAGAGGGTAGATTGAATTGGATTAATCGTTTTTCTTCTGGGAATATTCCTGTCAGTGTTCCGATTTATTATTCGATGACAGGAGATGATAGATTTTTGTTAGACTCTTTCCAGGATGATATTGTTTCAGAAAACAGATACGTTGAATTAAATACTGATCAGATTCCAAGAGGTCACTTAACATTAAATAACTTTAATATTCGTTCAGATGAGTTTCGTAATCCGAATGTTTGGCTCAGAACAGTCGTTGAAGATGATGCTGAGGTCAAAAAGTTATTGAAAAAAGTCAGAGCAATTCCAATTTCTGTCACTTATGATTTAACTATTTTATTGAAGAATGAGATTGATGTTTTTAAGTGTTCTCAAGAAATTATGAATACTTTGTGGTTGTACAGATTTATGTATTTTGAGCATAATTATATGCACATAGATGCTGTAATGATAATGCCTGATAATGAAACTATACAGATTCAAAGAGAGAAAAATCTTAAAAGTGATGATACTGTTAAACTCACAGTTTCTATAGAAGTCCAGACATATTATCCTGCTTTTATAAGTGGAAATGATGATAAAATAAAATCTATCGTTACAAAAGTCGAAAATACAAAGTCTGTCAGATTGAATACTATTGATGGTATTTTCATAGGTCAAGTTTTGACTGTTTCAGATGTACCATACTCTGTTAAAGTCGTGGATATTTTTCCGGAGGCTAACATAGTTGTTTTTTCGACAGACGGGATTGATTTGTTTTCTGGTCAGCAGATATCTTTTACTTCATCAGAAAATAATTACGAAGTTTCTGATGTATTTGGACCTGTTATTAGTTTAGAGGATACTTCGCAAATCACGATTGGTTCGACGATATCTTCGTCTAATATTGTTAGTGATATATTCGTTGAGTATGTTGATGTTGAAAGTGGTTTCATAATTCCTACTACTGATTTTAATTTTATATTTGGACAACCACTTGTAATTGACGATGTTTCATATTTAACTCAAAATGGTGATAATCAGATAAATCTAAATTCAGTAGATGGTATTCAAGTTGGTCAAATTGTTTCTGGTGATGGTATTCAGAATTTTGTAAAAGTTATAGAAGTTCATGATACATTTGTATTAGTGTCTAAACCAGTCGAAATCTTACCGGGTCAATCATTATTCTTCGGTTTTGATAATAACCTTAATAATACAATAGCTCCTTATCAAACTAAGTGGTATAAGAGAAGAACATTTTTATTAGAGAGTGGTATCGGTCGTCTAACGTCACTAAATCCTTCCGCAACTATTAACACAATAAAATATGATTCCAAGTAATTTTAAAAATGAAAAAAATACACTTTTTTAATTGAATATATAGTTATATAAAAAATAAAGTACTGTAAGTATGAAGAATCTCAAGCTTGAGTTGTATAATTTTAAAAAATCATTAACTTTCGAACAATCAGATGTGGCGTATATTATAGAAGGTCACATGAGTTCATTAAATGATTACTCAGAAAAACAAGTAATTTCATCATTGAATGAAAAATTAAAATCTTTCACTTATGATAAAGACGTAAAATCTTTATTAGAAAGTTTGAATGATGATATTTCAAATTATGAATTATTATACGAATTGAAACATTTGTATAATGTGATTAATTCGAGAAATCAAGGTGAGTTATATCGCCAGCCTTTAAATGTTTTGCTACAAACGATTAATTTGGAAACCGATCAAGACAGAATGGGAAAAATCTTAAACGAATTAGCTGTTTATGATTGGGTGCCTGAAATTAAATTATTTGTACATAATTTAACTAAATCACCAGAAAAGAAAAATAATTTATTGAGTGGTGGTAAGTCTGAATCAGTTTATACAATAGTTGAACAAGTAGAAGGTGGTCATTTAGCTTTCATAAGAGATTCTTGGTTTTTATTAACTGAAAATTCAATCGAAAAGACACTTTTAGAAAATAATATTCAAGATGAAGAAAGACTTCGTTGTTTAAGAACTTTACAAACAGCTTTGCAATTTAGTAGAGTTACGGAAAGCAGAATAGATTTCAGAATTTCTGAGTATCTGACTGTCGGTCTTTCAGTCACTTCAAAGGGAGGAATTTTTATTAATGAAGATGAGTTAAATGAAGATACTAGTTTAGAGAGTTTGTTTTCATCACCGGTAATACCAATTGTTAATAAAAACTTCTATCCACTTTTGGTTGAGGTTTCTAAAAATATTGATTCTTTTGTAGAACTTGATGTAGTCAAAAGAGTTACTAATTTAATTAATCCTACTCTCGAAGTTTATGCATTTAATTACAAAAATAATACATTTGTATATCGTTGTGATGAGAGATATGGGAATTCATTCTTTAAATATGAATCAGCGCTAGAATTAGTTAATGAAGTTAGAAATGAGATGAATTATGATCTTACATTCTTCTTCGAAAATAAATTATCTAAAGAACTTATCGTTAAGAGAAAATTAGAAGATAAAGAAAGAGAAATTACTTTGAAGCTTGAAGATGTTGAATTTAACATTTCTAAAGTTGAGGGTTCAATTAAAATGATTGGTGAGTCTCAAGTTTTAACTGAGGCTTTAGGAAATTTGAAGAAAAGGCAATCAAGTCTAAATACAGAGTTACAAGCTGTTAAGGAGCTTCAGTACAAAGAAAGAATTAAATTTTAAACATTAATTCAAAAATTATTAAAAATCCTCAAAGAAATTTGAGGATTTTTTTTTATCTAAAAGACAAAATTCAAAAAAGTATTATCGAATTAGTCTTTTATTTATTTTATACTATAATAACTTAGAAGCATTAAAGGGCTTAGTGTCCTAAAAATAAATGCTAATTGATGTACTTAAATAACAAAGAATTATACGTTGAGTTAATTGTATCTAAATCACAAGGAAGACTTACTAAAAAGGCGGAAAAAATGCTTGAGCTTCTTGCAAAAGAAACCATAAAAAAGATGAGGTATTGGTCAAATGATGACAAAATGGATTGTTACCAATCTGGACTTCTTGATATGTTTCAGAATTGGTATAATTTCAATGAAGATAAATCCATAAATGCTTTTGCTTATTTTACAGAAGTTTTTAAACGTGGTCTTGCTAAAGGTTGGAACGACTTATATAAGAAAAAAGGAGATAACGAACATCAAATAAAATTAATATCAATAGAAAGTTCTAATGAGGGTCAAGGTCTTCATTCACTATAATTAAAATATTCAATATGAGTTTGTCAGAAAAAAAACCTAAAATCGCTCTTTGTACTGGTATCACTGGTCAAGATGGTAGTTACTTAGCTGAATTTCTTTTACAAAAGGGTTACATAGTACACGGTATAAAGAGAAGAAGTTCTTCATTTAATACAGATCGAATTAACGATATTTACGATAGTAGTCCAAATTTTCATTTACATTATGGTGATTTAACTGATTCTACAAACTTAATAAGAATAATTCAGGAAGTTCAACCAGATGAAATTTATAACTTGGCTGCTCAATCTCACGTAAAAGTTTCTTTTGAGACTCCTGAATATACAGCAAATGCTGATGCTTTAGGAACTCTTAGAATTTTAGAGGCAATTAGGATTTTAAAACTTGAAAATAAAACAAAATTTTATCAAGCATCAACATCTGAGATGTTTGGTTTAGTTCAAGAAGTTCCACAAAAAGAAACTACACCGTTTTATCCAAGAAGTCCTTACGGTGTTGCTAAGTTGTATTCACATTGGATCACAGTTAATTATCGTGAGGCGTATAATATATTCGCCTGTAGTGGTATTTTATTTAATCACGAGTCACCGGTACGTGGTGAGACATTTGTTACTCGTAAAATTACTCAAGCAGTTTCTAAAATCAAACTCGGTCTTCAAGATAAGTTAAAACTTGGTAATTTATCAGCATTGAGGGACTGGGGTCATGCAAAAGACTATGTTCGTGGTATGTGGATGATGTTACAGCACGATGTTCCTGGTGATTATGTTCTTGCAACTGGTCGTCAAATTTCAGTTAGAGATTTTGTGAAAATGTCTTTTAATAATCTTGATATTGACATCAAATTTGAAGGTGATGGGCTTACTGAGATTGGTTTTGATCAATCAGGTAGAATTTTAGTTGAAATTGATCCAAAATATTTTAGGCCAACGGAAGTTGATACGCTTTTGGGTGATTACTCAAAAGCTAAGTCTGTCTTAGGATGGCAACCGGAATATTCGGTTGAGATGTTATGTAAGGAGATGGTGACATCTGACTATAAATATTTTAGTAATAATTTATCAAAAGAATCCATCGTCAGTAAAGTATTTGGTTAATTATACTTGTGGTGGGGTCGTTCCACTTGACTTTTTTAGTTGCTTTAGTTGAGAGTACGAATTCTGAAATATCTTGAATATCTCCGACTGTGACACCAAAATTTTTAAGTAAACTTGAATTTAATTCTTGTTCGTATTGACCATGTATTGGTATGGTCATTAATTTTTTATTCAAAAAAATTGCCTCTGAGGTGGTTTGAAAACCACTGTTAGTGATTACCCCTTGACAGTCTAAAAAGTGAGTGAGAAATAAATTTTTATCAACTGGTAAAATTCTGACATTTCGATAGATGTGTGTTGTTTTAACTTCACTTGTGAAAACATAAAATGGTATTTTGGAAAAGTGATTAAGAATTTTCAAATAGCTTAAAACATTTTTATTCGGCAAATAAATTACATAATGATCTTTTTTGGTGGGTGTGTTTTTTATAACATCATCTCTTATTATCGGTGTGTAAATAAAATCATCATAAGTGTCGTATGATAATCCAAAATATTTTTTACACGGTGCAAAGTTTTTAATTATAAATTCATCTAAATATCTTTTATTCTCCGGTCTCGGTAGTTTTTTCGATAAAAATGAATATTGATTAGAGATACCATATGAATCTACCGATTGAATTTTACTTGCCCATGCTGTAATTGGCTCGAAATCAGATATTACCTTATCATATTGATTCAATTTAATTTTAATATCTCTAAGAAATTCTAGAAAATCAGAATTTAAAAATGTTTTTAATTTGTTAATAGAACCATCTTTATCGTAGCTGAATGAAAAACCTTTCAGATTGTATTTAATTTCGTGTGGAATATCGATTTGATGAAAATTTCCGGATACAACAATATCAACTTCACATCCAATATTCTTCAATTTATTAATAACTTTTGAAGAACGACTTAGATGTCCATTACCTGTGCCTTGTATTCCGTATAAAATTTTCATAAATCTTTAATATAGCATAATTTTATTTCACCGTCTTCAGTTTCGATGATGTAACTACATGTTTCGCAAAAATCTCCGGTGTTATAGTACCTTCCGTTTTCACAATCTGGTGTGTGGGTGTGTCCGATCATTATTGAATCACAATTAACTTCTTGTAGTTTCTCAGAAGATAGTTTTTTGTATTCAGAAATAAATTTAATCACATTTTTGACTCTAGTCTTTAAGTAGGCAGACAGACTCCAGTAGTTGAGGCCAAATAGTCTTCTAATTTTATTGTAAAATTTATTAATCCAAATCGACATCGAATATGCTTTATCTCCTAAGACGTATAGAAATGGATGTAGTCGAATAAAACCATCGAATTGATCACCATGTGTAATATAAATTCTTTCATCTTTTTGAGTTTTATAGATGTATTCGTCACAGATTAATATATCTCCTAAGTTCACGGGTCCGTCTTCTATAAGGCCGCGTATATAAAAATCATGATTTCCTAAAATATAGACCACATTGACACCTTTTCTTGAGAGTCTAAGAATTTTTTGAATTACTGTTGAGTGGTCTTGGTTCCAATAAAATCTTCTTTTGAGTGCGGTCAAATCTATAAAGTCTCCTATTATTATTAGGTTGTCAAAGTCATAATTTTTTAGTACTTCGAGTAATTTTTTAGGTTGAGAATTTGGACTTCCTAAGTGTATATCACTTATAAAAAGAGTTTTAATTTTTTCCATAAGTTATATATTAAACAAAAAGTTAAAATTTAACTATATAACTCACTAATTTTAGGAAAATGAATAGATGTTATTTACAATTGTGGGAACAATCTTCAATTGAATCTCAAATTTCAGATGGATGCTCCTTGCATACTACACTTGAGTCACATTATAACTACATAGATCAAATTTACAATTCGAGAAGCTCTTCTGAAGTTCCAGAAAAATATGAAAGGGTTGTCAGCTTTCCTGTTGAATGTTTTCTCTCAGATGAGCTATTCGATAGACTATTATCCACTGATTTCATAAAATTATCCGAAGTTGAGAAATTAAATTTGATAAAATTTGAAGATATAATTTTAAAATGATGAATTATATTTCTATCATATTCATTTTGACATCGATTTACTCGATAGTTAATTATAACAGAGTTAATTTGCCTGTGGCTTTTAGAATTTACAAAAATAAACTACAAGTATATTCTGATATTTGTTTCTATTTTATAGAATTTTTCTATTTTATATGGCTAGTAATTAATTTATTCTTGAATTTTAAAATTTGTTTGCCAATACTTATAATAACCATATTTTCAATAATTCTTTTTAAGAAAAAAAATTTTAAAAACAATTTGTATTATCAAATACCCAAAATTATTGGTTTAGTATTTGTATTTTTAGAGATTGAATTTTTTTAAGTGAATTTCAGTAATTACGATGAATTCCCAACCTTTTTTCTGACAATAAGAAATCATAGTTTCCCACTTACTCAAATTTTTTTGTGCCATTTTTAGATCGTATTCAAAACTCTTGATTTTTTTTAAACTTTTACCATCGGGTATTTGAAGTTTTTTTTCTTGGAGTTGAACAGTCATCTGATATTCCTTCTGTGGTTTAACTTCAGCGACTACTTTTTTTATTGAACCATCGGAATTTTTCATCTCATAATAAAAATCCGGATAGTAATTGTGAGATTTTACTTTTATATCACCACCATCGAAATGTGTCATTTGATATGGTATTGTTATACATTCTGCTCCCCACAGAGTCACTTTTTCACTCGAATCGAGCCAATTCATTATCTTGTATTCCCAAGAACTTCTGTAGTAGATTCCACCAAGTGAATTTAATTTAAGCACTTTATCTCTATTTTTAGGAATGAAATTTCCTTGATGGTAGTTTTTATTTTTCGGTTGATTATTTATCATATATTATATATAGTATATGACACCTTTGGAAGAAAGAATCAAATTAAGTCAATTAGTTCATGGTCGAGATTTGTCGGATTATTTCAAAAATAATTCCGATTATATGATACAGAAGTATTCAAAAAGTGATGAATTCTGTCAATCAATACCAATATCTGCTATTCAGATCGGATGTTTTCATCATTTTTATTATGATGATAAATCGAATTGGATGAAATATTCTCCAGTTTTTGTTTGTGATTTCAAACAACATGCTAATTTTATGATAATTTATGCACTTAATTTCAATTTTATTCCACTTCGTATTCGTTCAGCAATTTTTGAAAAGTTTATATCTGAAAAGGATTTTGAAAATAATCGAGCATTGGCTGTGAATTTTCAAGGATTATATTCTGAGTTGAGAAGATATGGTTTTGAATATGCTATTGTTGAATATAATTCTATTAATCTTAAATTGGTTCATAGAATAAATTTATCAGATGAAAAATCAGGAGATAAGTCTGAAAATATTTTACCACGTTTTTTATATTCAGCTCATCCTTTAAATAAGTATGACCCATCAAAATTGTATCAAATTTGGAGCACTAAAATTAAAACTCGCGATAAACGTCATCAAGAAATTACCTTGAGTACTTTGAGTGAATTTTTAGATGTCAAAAACGAAATTTCGGAAAAATTTGAAGTATTGAGAGGTCACATACAGAGATTGAGAGATAATTTAGGTTAGTTTTGTCAAGAACTAAATTGGTAATTTTTGATATAAATAAAAAAAATTCTATATCAAATATGAAAACTTTTTTTCTTGAATACATCTGGCTCGATGGTAATTCTCCTCAACAGTTACGGTCAAAGACAAAAATCGTTGAGGTGAAAAATGAAGATAAAATTAAATTATCTAATTGGAATTTTGATGGCTCTTCAACTAATCAGGCTGAAACTTCGAATTCGGAATTAATCTTAAAACCAGTAAATAAGTTCAAAAATCCTTTTATAGAAAATGGTTTTTTAGTCATGTGCGAAGTTTATCACACAGATGGCTCGAGACATATTACAAATAATAGATCGACTCTGGTGCATACTGTTAATCAGTTTGATCAAAAAACCTTATATGGATTCGAACAAGAATATATTATTTACGACAATAAAACATCTAAACCACTTGGTTGGCCAGTCGATGGATTTCCAAGACCTCAAGGTGATTATTATTGTGGAGTTGGTGCTAATAATGTTGTTGGGCGTGATTTTGTTGAAGAACATACCAATCTTTGTTTGAAAGCAGGTCTGAAGATTTCAGGTATAAATGCTGAAGTAATGTTAGGTCAATGGGAATATCAAATTGGTCCAGTTGAGGCACTTGATGGTTCAGATCAACTTTGGATCTCACGTTGGATTTTGAATCGTTTATCTGAAAAATATGGTTTTAGAATCGAATTAGATCCAAAGCCTTATATTGGTAACGAATGGAATGGTAGTGGTATGCATGTTAATTTCTCGACAGAAGAAATGCGTGAGGATCTTGGTAATAAATACGAACTTGTTGAGGAAGCTTGTCAAAAACTTTCTCAAAATATCCCTTCTCACATTGAGGTCTATGGTAAAAATAATCATAATAGACTCACTGGGGCGAATGAAACTTGTTCAATAAACGAATTTAGATGGGGTGTTGGAGATCGAACTGCATCAATTAGAATTCCTTATTCGATTGAGGATAAAACTACGCCAGGTTATCTTGAGGATCGTAGGCCAGCATCAAATGCTGACCCTTATGAAGTTTGTAATGTTTTAATAAAAACTATTTGTTGTGAGGTTGAGGTCTAATAATTATTCAATTATAACTGAAAAGTCCGATAATCGGACTTTTCTATTTTTTGGCGTCAGTTAATTTAATATATAATCTAAATTTTTAATTTTTTTTTAATGGCAGCAAGTTACAATCCTTTAAATCAATCATCAGGAAGTCCGTATTTAGCTAGTGGTGTTGAGAATCGTGGTCTTTTTAGTCGAATTTTACGAAATTTGTCTTCCTGGGGCATGAATTATGATGATATGATCATGAGAAACCAAATTGGTGTAAATATCAATGAGGACCCTTATACTATGCAAGGTAATAGTATGTATGATTTCTTCTCAAAGCGTGCTGTCGCGTCAGTCTTGAATAGAAAATCGATACCTTATTTAGATAGATCCTATTCCGATAAAAGAAGAATCCTAAGAGAGTATTCAATTAAAGACGAAATTAGAGATTTTGTATCAACAGTGTGTGATGAATCAATAGTTTATTCGGATAGAGATTTCTGTAAACCGAAAAATATTACTAATGACTATTCACAAGATTTAAGAGATAAGTATCAAGAATTTTTTGAAAAAATTTATAATCGTTATGGATTTTCCGACTCAGTTTCAGCCTGGAACTTGATGAAAGATTTTTTAATTGATGGTTATGTTGCGATGGAAATCGTCTGGGATGATAAAAAGAAAAATATAGTCCATTTCAACCGTTTAAGACCGGAGACTCTTGTTCCCGCTTACGAACCATCAGTGGGTCATTTGTGGATTCAATATCCAGAAGATCCACAATTAAGACGCATATTCTTAGATTCACAGCTTGTATTTATTTCATATGCAACTCAAAATGATTATTCAGAAACATCTTATGTTGAGGGTCTGATAAAACCTTATAATCAGTTGAAAATTTTACAGCAGACAAAAATCATGTTTAACATAATAAACGCGACCGTCTATCAAAAATTTACAATTCCTGTCAAAGGATTGTCACGTCAGAAGGCTGAAGAACAAATTGGTCAGTTAATTCACGATTATTCTGAAGAAGTTGAATGGGATGATTCTTTGGGTACTTTGACAATAAATGGCTCAAAACACTTACCATATAATAAACAAATCTGGTTTCCTGAAGGTGATGCTGGTACTCCAAACATGGAGCTTGTTTCACCACAGGGTCATAATTTGAATGAGGATGATATGCTAAAGTGGTTCTATAATATTTTGAAAAGAGCTTCTAAGATTCCAGTTCAGAGATTTGAAGGTGAAAGTGGTGGTGGTAATGTTTTTACCGACGCTGCTGAGATGACTCGTGACGAGGCTAAGTTTAGTAATTTTATCGGTAGATTGAGAGCAAACTTCAAAGAACTAGTGGTCAAGCCTCTTAAACTTCAAATGTTAGTTGAATTTCCTGAGTTAAAAGATGATGAAGTTTTCTTGAATCAAATAGATATTGATTTTATTTCAAATCAACTTTTTGAGGAGTGGAAAAAATTAGGAAATATGTCTAAAAAAATTGAAATTCTCGGTTCATATACAGGTATCCAAAAGGCGGATGGTACTCCATACTTTCATATTGATTATTTAATTGACCATGTTCTTAAACTCAGTGCTGAAGAAAAAGAGGAAAATAAACGCTATTGGGCAAAAGATGCCGCTGGTGGTGGAAGTTCAGAGGCGACCCCAACTGAGGGTGGTGAGGCTGGTGCTGAAGCCCCGGCAGCTGAGGCTCCTGCTGAAACACCTACTGAGGCTCCATCAGAAACTCCACCAGAGACAGGTGGTGGTGAGGCTGGTGGTGAAGCTGGTGGTGGAGAATTTGAATTCTAAGCAGAGAGTTTCAAAGAGCTGATTGCATAAAATCCATAAACTTCATATACTTCGCCGTCTTTGTATGTATTCCAGGTCCTAAACTCAACATCTTCCAATACTTCGCTAAGTAATTTTCCGCTTTCTGTATCTAAAATCTTTATTTTAAGATGGATGTCAATCACTTGGAGTTTGTCATTGACAACCATATCTATCGAATTAATTGTAAAGCAAGATTGGCTGACATGAAAAACATTATAACTATAATTTTCTTTCTTTTCAAATCCACATATCATTGGTGGATTTAGTTCGGAAATCTCAAACTTTGATTTTTTTCCAGTTATTGAATTGATTTTCAATTCCCTATAGCAACTTTTAAAATCTTGATACTTGCCTAATAAAGATTTGAATGAATCAAGATTTATGAATTCGTCTAAGATGACTTTTGTTGTCATACTATTTTTTCTTTTGATCTATTGTTTGTTGAATTCTATTCCTAATTTTTTTATTTTGAATTGGATATTCACAACCGTATGATTTGAGTAATGAATTTTTTCTTTTATTTTCAGAACATTTTCTACAATAATATTCACCCCAAGTATTTCCGTACTTTACATAATTTTTAAAAATTACAACTTTTGTCATACCACAAGTGTCACATTGACATTCTATTTTGTGATGAGAACCTTTTGATAGAAGTTCAACAGGAATTTCTAAATCATCACCGATTAGTATGTCTTCATATCCAAAATTTTCAAAATATTGATAGTTGAATTCGTTTATTTTAACTTTCACTACTCTAGTAATAATCATAAAAAACCGTGTAATTTTTATGTAATATATATAAAAATTAAGTTCTCTATTTTGTAGAATATTAAAGGAAAAATATATTCCTATAAAAAATCCACCTTTATTTTTTTGAAGTTTTTTTTAATCATATATAAACAAAATAAAGGCCTAATTTCATGAAACAAGTACTAATTGTTGAAAATTCAACAAACTCATTATCAATTAAGGAGAACAAGGGTACAGAAAAATATCTTTTGGGTGGTGTATTTACCGAATTCGACATCAAAAATCGAAATGAAAGAATTTATACTGCTGAAAAGTTTTTACCTTGTTTACAGGAATTGAATGAGAGAATAAAAACTATGGGTGTTGTCTATGGTGAATTTGACCATCCAGACGTTTTTGATACGTCTTTGGCAAGAGCATCACACATTATCACTAAGGCAGATTATATAAAAGAAAGTAATCGTGTTGAAGGTGAGATTAAATTATTAAACACATATTGGGGTAAAGAAGCTAAAGCTTTGGTCAATGATGGTTGTCCAGTTTTTGTATCATCTAGAGCAGCTGGTATAACAGAAGCTGATGGTACAGTATCTCTAAAAAAATTATTTACTTATGACATTGTTGCTGATCCTGGTTTTGCATCAGCTAAAATGAATGTCAAAGTACTTAATGAATCACTTAACTATTCAAATAACTCTAACTTTAGGATATATGAAATGTCCGATGAGTCCAAAATAAATGAACTTTTTAATATGAACACTAATGACTTGGTGACAAAGAACCAACTCACAGAGTATTCGCAGTATTTAATCAATGAGTTAGCTTCTACAAAAAAAGAAGTTAAGACAGCATTGAAGAAAGGTAATTTGAATCCTAAGAAATTAGAACAGTTACTTGAATACTACGAATCTTTGAATGAGACAAACAATCAGATTGTTAAATATCTTGATTATTTAGCTGAGAAAGTACAAGTAGTAGTTAATGAAAATAATTCATTAAGAGATACTACTGAAAAATTAATTAAACATTCTGACTATTTGGCAGAAAATCTTGAAAAAGCAATAAATTATTCAGAGTATGTGGCTGAAAATCTTGATAAAAATATTGAGTATTCAGAATATTTAGCTGAAAATCTTGATAAAAACATTTCATATTCAGAATATATCGCAGAAAATCTAGATAAAAACATTTCTTATTCAGAATACTTAGCAGAAAATCTTGATAAGAACATTGCTTATTCAGAATATATCGCTGAAAATCTTGACAAGAACATTGCTTATTCAGAATATATCGCTGAAAATCTTGACAAGAATATTTCTTACTCAGAATACTTAGCTGAACATCTTGATAATTCTATCGCATACTCAGAATATTTAGCTGAGCATGTAGAAGGAAATATCGCTTATTCGGAATATATTGCTGAAAATCTAGATGATAATATTGCTTATTCAGAATATATCGCTGAAAATCTTGACAAATCAATTTCTTACCAGAGCTTGATTGTTGAGAAACTAAATGGTGGTAAATTATTTGAAAGTAACGAAGAGGAAGAGAGACTTCCACTTTTAAATGTTGTGGGAATTAATTCCTATGAAGAA